TTTCTTGTCCTATGAAAAAAGTAAGTAAAACAGATTTTGCTGATATGTGCGGGGTCAGTAAGGCCGCGATATCAAAGGCTTGTGCAGCGGGTAACATTAAAACTATCGGAGAGGGCAGGAAGCAGAAGGTTGATGTTGACCATAGGTTAACAAAGGATTACCTGTCGGAGAAGGTTGGATCTTCTTCCGCTAATCAATCTCGGGATGAGCTGCTACCCTCTGGCGATCAGATGGACTTGCCCATATCTGACATAAACGCGATAAACCGTGACGAAATATTATTATATGAAAAACCCCAACTGGAGAGGCTGAAGTTATTTGAGCAAGCAAAACTTGAAAATATAAAGGTTGCAGAAAAAGAAGGAACCTTAATTTCCAGGGAACTCGTTGAGAGGGTTTTTTCTAAAATTTATACAGTTGACACCCAACAACTAAGACCCCTTGAAGATGTGTTGACTCCTGAAATCTGTGCGATATTTGGTGCACAGGACGATTCACCGGAAGGGGCAAAGGTAAGAAAAAAAATAAATGAAAAAGTTTTAGCGGCCCTTGACCACATAAAAAGAATAATTGATGAATATTTGATTTCAATCGGGTCTGATAAGCTATGATATCATCATTGGAATTTTTAAGATTATGCAATGACAGAAAGCCGACAGAAAACCCCCCTCATTTAATTTCCGAGTACATACAGGGCAGGAGGATCATGCCGCCGGGATCACCCAAGCCTGGGCCAATGAACCTGCACCTGACGCCATATGTTTTTGAAATTATTGATTCTGCTGGGCCATACTCAGGGATAAACCGGATATCTGTTTTAAAGGGTGTCCAAATCGCACTCACCACCGCGCTTGAAAGTATCATCGCCTATTACATGGATGCCAACCCCGCAGAGATTATGTATTGTACTGCGACCGAGGCACTGATCAGGAAGTGGCTGAAGCGTCTCGAAATGCTCATAGAGACGTGCGGGTATAGAGATAAAATTTCAAACCAAACAGAAAAATCAAAAAGTCGCAAATCAGGTGATACCGATTTTTCAAAAGAATATCCTGGTGGATCGTTGACTATGGCAAGCCTCGGATCTCCGGCAAGTATGCGGTCTGAGTCGAATAGGATATTATGTGTCGATGAGGTTGACGCCGCAAAAAAAGAAGTGGTTACCGGGGAAGGTAACTTTTTGGGATTGCTTGATGGTCGTACCGCTGCATATGCTGGCGCGTGGAAAGTAATAAACACATCAACCCCATCGACCTATGAAAAATCTGTTATATGGCCTGAATTTTTATCCGGTGATCAGAGATATTATAATGTTCCATGCTTGTTATGCGGATCTTATTTTGTTTTTGATTTCAAGTATTTTGTTCCGGTCAATGATAAACACGGTTATCTTGAAAGGGTTTTCCATGAATGCCCCCACTGCAACAAAGAAATATGGAACCACAACAAAACAGAAATGATGCGGCTAGATCATGCAGAGTGGAGGCCAACAGCAATTCCCCAAGACAAAACGCACAGATCATATCAGATCAGCGGACTATATAGCCCGTTCGCAAGTTGGGAGAGAGTTTACAGAACATGGTTAAAGGCTGAAGAAGACCCGACGCTGAAGCCATCATTTAGAAATCTATGGGAAGGCCTCCCCTACAAAGAGCAAGGCCACCGACCAGACATCCAGAAAGTTATTAAACTTCGCGGTGACTATAAAAACGGATCAGTCCCGAACGGAGTCCTATATCTAACCTGCGCAAGTGATGTGCAGCGAGGCGCAGAAAAATATCAGAAGATGACGCCCGATGAACTCGACCTTGAAATAAAAAGAATCAGAGCGACCGGCGGAAACCTTGCCCTGTGGAAAGCAAGGCTACCCCGAATTGAAACCGAGGTAATGGGTGTCGGTCAGTATCACAAAACATGGTCGATTGATTATAAAGTTTTTTACGGTCATACGACTTTGGGAAGCTATGCCGGAGCGTTTGAAAAAATAGATCAATGGTCGGCAGACGGCGGCATGAACTATAAACGCGGTGACGGGGTTGTGTTCGCGCCAGTAATCGCGCTCATGGATTGCTCTGATGGAGACACCAGGGCATCAGTATTTGATTTGTGCAGTCGATGGCGTAACACGTTTCCAAATAGAAACTACGGATGGCTGAAACAGAAAAAAGACCCAGGCATGGATGAATCGTCTGGGAGGAACTTTGACAGATTCCAAAAAAGCAAAGGGGCAAACGACGTTTCGCCGTACATCCAAATTAGCACTAATTATTACAAGGGCCGGTTGTATTCCGCGCTGAACATTCCACGAGATCCACTGAAAAACAATCAGGCTCCGGGTTTCTGCGAGTTCCCGGTTGATAGGCCAGACCATTATTTTAAGATGCTGACAGGAGCCGAAGCACTATCAGACGGTAGTTTTTCAGAAGGTGGCCGACCTGTAGAGGCATTAGACTGCCGAGTTTATAACCTCTGTGCCGCAGACGTATGGCTGGAGGATCAAGTCAGACAGGAACGAGACAGATGGAAGAAAAAAGGAATATCGGAAGCGCAAATCAAGCTGATTGATAAGCCGTGGTTTTTGAAAGATATGGACAAGAGGATTAATCAGGGGTAGCCCCGCCCTGTGTTAGCGGCGGGGTTAGGGTGGTGTTATTTCGAGGCGGCAATAATGGACTGAATTGATTCAGCGGAGAGTTCGACCTTTTTGCCATCGATGGTCAGGATGATTTCAGGTGTCTCTATCCGGCGAATTTGTTCCCACTTTTCAATATCTCCATCCTCATCCTCGCAGATATGCGGATATGACCTGCTCTTGGTTTGCTCGCCGACATAATACTGCCGTTCCCATTCAGCGCAGTTTCCGTCACGCGCCTCCACCAGTTCGCCGGGCTTTGGTTGCCAGAAGAGTTCAAAACTGCAACCACGAGCATTTGGGCTCTCGGTATACTTCAGGCCCATAGTTGCGTAACTGTCACAGGAAACCACCTGAGTGATCTCCACAATCGAACCAATGTCTTTTTCGTTTATGCCCCAGCCGCTTTTTACTACCTTAACCTTGTCTCCTACCTTGAATTCAATCATTTCGTTCCTCCAAAAAATTTCCAGACAGGACAATCCCGCCTTATGTGCCTAAACTTATACCAACGCTGTGCCACACTGTCAAGCCCTAAAACACAAAAACTTTACATTTAATTTAATCTGCAATATATTGTCATGGTGTACTGAGTTTACGCATAACCATCAACCGGAGCCGGTTTATATATGGGTTGTCTCACCACCGCCAAACGTGCAGAGATTCAGGCTCAGATTGACAAGCTTGATATTCTCATTGCCGCATATGATGCCACGCTGTTGGCCGCTGCGACCGGAGGCGAAATAGAAGAGTACCGATTCGACTCAGGCGACGGCTCACAAAAAGCAATCAGGCGAGACCCTAACAGCCTGAATAAATTACTCGAAACTTTACAATCACGGCGCAACCGCCTACAGGGTGAACTTGACGGAACCGGGATTGTCTCAATGAAGCTCAGACGGAAGGCGGGACATGGCCGGATTTACTGATTTATCACGCTCTCCAATATTAAACGCGATTAAAGGTATATTCGGCGGCAAGCCTGAGCCGGTACAAACACCTGCACCGCAACCAGTCGCATACCATCACGGTAATCGTAACTTCGGGAACTTCGGCGGAGGTGCCTCTAAATTCCACAACGGAATGTCAACCGCCTATCCTGTCATAAGAATGAACCACACTCAATTGCGAATGCAGGCCCGCGCAGCAATGCAGGACTCAGTTGAGGCCCGCTCAATTGTCGAAAGCAAAGCAAATGGAATCGCCGGAACCGGACTTAAATATGAGCCAACTCCAGATATTTCAGTTTTAGGTATCACACAGGAAGAGGCCGCAGTGTGGGCTAAATCGGCATCGGCTAGATTTTCGCTGTTTATGAATGACAAGAAACAGAACCGCAGCGAAACCATGACAGGCAATCAGGGTTGCAGGTTTTGGGCATGGTCGAAAGAACGCGATAACGATGTTTTTGTTCGGCTGTATTATTCGCCAGAACGAACCCTACAAAATCCCCTACAATTTGAATTTATTGACCCTGACCAAATTCGCGGCGATGCTTTAACGGTTAGTTATGGAATCCAATACACAGATGACGGCATAATTCGTGACACCAGGGGAAGAGAAACAGCGTTCAAGGTCTGGACAAAAGGCGAAAACGGAACGCTCAGTCCAGTAACAATCCAGAAAAAAGGCCCGAAGTCAGGCCGTATCTTTATGCTGCACGGTTTTTCTCAAGAGTACGCCGGGCAAGGTCGAGGATTTACTAAGCTCGCGCCGATATTGCAAGACCTCCAAGAATTATCGAATTTTAAACTTGCGCATATTGCTATGGCCACCAATCAGGCCACCATGACCGCGTGGGTTGTTCCGTCCGATGACGAAGACGCGCAACAGTTATTTGAAAATCAGATGACAAACGGCGGGGCAGGAGCATATATACCGCCAACCACAGGCGCAGACGAACCCAGCGCAATAACACCACAAATAAGCGATTTTAATTGTTACGTCATGCCAGAGGCCACGATTGGCCAGCCGTCAATGATGATTCAGAATCTCACCAAGGGCGCAGACATAAAATTCGGCAACCCAAGTACCGGCGCACAATACGATAAATTCGTAGATTCATTTTTTACAAACCTCGCGGCCCTGACCGGCGAACCGATTGAAGTTGTACAAATGAAATTTGGTAACTCATTCTCAGCCAGCCGTGGAACTCTGCTGCTCCGCCAGGTAGTGCTGTTGATCGAACGCGCAGATGAAGCCGCAGATTTTTTAAACCCCTTGCTTGAAATGTGGATGAGCGGAGAAATTGCCGCCGGTAGAATCACTGCACCGGGTTGGTCTGATCCTCGGTTACGTGCTGCGTGGCTCAAGGCATCATGGCGTGGGGCACCGGTGCCGGATATCGATCCAGGCAAGCTCGCCAAGGCGCGGAAAGATAATCTCGACACGGCGGCGACCAACATCGACAAGGAAGCTCAAGAGCACAGCGGAGTAGATGCAGACGTTAATATTGCGATTAATAATCTTGCTTACGAAAATTATAAAAAAACACCTTGGAACGTTGACGAAGAACCAGTAGCGCCCGATGATGACAGTGACGAAAAGGAGTAATAAATTATGCCAGCATCAGCACCGATAGCATGTGCCGCCGATACGTGGGTTAGGGTCGCCACCGCAGTGACAAGCGCAGTAATTCATAAACTTAACGTACTGCCAGGGGTGTATAAACAGACCTACGTTAACACCGCAGCCTCCGCGCCTACAAATGACGACAACGCCGTGGTGGCTTTTGGTGCTGCTGATTCGTTTGTTTTTTCAGACTCCACATCATCGGATATCTATATTAAGGCAGTCGGCAAAACAGGCTCAGTTAGGGTTGATTCGTAATGACTCAAGGTGGATGCAGACCATCGGGCAACCAAGACGCCAGAACTGCGTTAAAGGGTGATGATAACACACCTGTATCTCGGGATAATCCGTTCCCAATTTCTGATATTGATAGTGCTCATAGGGAATCGTCAAATAGTATTTTTGGTGACAAATTAATAGGAACCAGAGTTCCAAGCATAGCAGGACAGTTTCAATATGGTTTAAGGTCTGATGATGCTGTTGTCGATGTAGTCGGCAGTGGAAATACTTCATTCTCTAATGCAATGCTCATCTTAAATACGGGTGTTGACGCTGACGGGCATTTAGGTATTCAAGGGTCTGACTATTTAAGATACATTCCAGGGCATGAAGCATATGCTTTTTTTACTTGCGTATTTGCCACCCCGGTTGCGGATAGCATCCAAAGAATTGGTTTATTTGATTTCGATGGCGGTGATGGCAATGGTTTTTTTATAGGTTTTAATGGTGAGCAATTTGGTGTAACACGTAGAAGGGCCGGGGTTGATACGTTTATGCCTGTGGTTGTATCTAGCGTTTTCCCTGAAGATATTACACCATTTGATCCGACAAAAGGGAATGTCTATAAGATTAGTTATGGTTTCTTGGGTTTTGCCACAATCCACTTTGAGATTCTTTTACCTCATGGTGGATTTGTAGAATTAGCCAGTTTCGATTACCCTAACACAAGCACAGAAACCCACATTGCAAATACCAATATTCCGCTACGTGCGGAAATGACAAATGATGGTAATACTACTGATTTAGAAATGAGAATCGGAAGCGTTACCGCTGGGATCGTAGATGGTGGCGGCGCTGACCCAATTGCTAGAATATTTACGTTTGCCATACCGACCACAGCGCTGTCAGGCGGAACAACAAATCAATTAATTACGTTCAGAAATAAATCTAGTTATTTTGGGATAACAAATAAAATATCTACTCAACTGCAATTAATATCATCAGCGACAGATGGCAATAAGCCCGTAAGGTGGGGGATAAGGAAAAATCCAGACGAAGTTACGCCAGGATCGGCAACATGGACTGATGTCAGCGTTGATTCAGTTATGGAATTCTCGACTGATTTTATTGCAGACTTAACCACGGGCAAGGATTCATTGTTGTGGAACCTGTCAAGAGCGGATTCTTTCTTTGAGGATGTTGAAGATTATTTGGTTAAACTTAGGCCAAATGAAGTTGCAACCATACATGCAACATCTCAAACCGCAAGCGATATTGATTTATCAATCAGATGGAAGGAGTTGTTTTAATGAAATTTATAAGACCGCAGCATTTTGATGTAGTGTCTGAAGATATTATTAGGCAATATCTAAAGGTGGCATTCTGGCTGTCTCCGCTGATGTGGTGGAAACTTTATGAATTGATTTGCGAGGCATTGTAGTATGGCACAGTCAGAATTAGTCCAGAAATCGATCGATGTCGCAAGCAATCCGGGCAACCAGGGCGCTGTCGGGGTGGTTACTTTTATCACCGGATGGAGCACATATTTTGAATTGCTAACCCCCATAATCGGTGCAATAGCCGGTGTCTTAGGGGGGGCCTTGACGGTGCTTCTGTTCATCAATGCCTACAGGAAAGGCCGAGATGATCGGAAGATGCGACGTCTCGAACGGGAAGAAAAGCACCTAGAGATTGAAGCACTTAAGAAAAACTGGGTGGAAAATAATGATGCACGGTCTGCCGGGAATATCAGGGAACAATCCAGCGCCGACAGTACGGGCAAATAAAGCGGGGTAACCAAATGAGACTTGGCGCGTTGCGGGTAAGTGGAAGCAAAGGCGGTGGTGGCAGTGACTGTTCGTGCAGTGATGGTGGGACGCTGGCGGTTCTAAGTACCGACCCTGAAGCACCTGCCACCAATGACGCGTGGGTAAACACAACCGACGGTGTGCTGAAGGTCAAGACC